CTGAGCTGGTCGAGCTGGTTGTTGGCGTGACTGATCACCCCAGTGGCAGGGATGCCCGGATTGTTTGGATTTGTGTAGTTCCAGTTGCCGAAAAATTCAACAGGGGTCGGGTCTGGCTCACTGACCACCGCGATAAGATCGAGCACCGTCCCAGACCTGACAATGGCTTTAGGGGTCGCCAAGTCAAGCCAGCCTGTAGTGTTCGCAGTGAACTGGGATACCTCTGTAACGATGGCGCCGCCCAGTGGATCGGACACAGAGTAGACCGTGTAGTTGTTACCAGAAACCGTGTAAACCCTGTAGCCGGTTATCCAGCCATTCTTGCCGAACGTGTACCTGTTGCCGAACACCATCTGCTTGACCGACACAGGCGCAGCAGGACTAACACCAGCATAGATGTACCCGGCCACACCTGCGCCGATAGGTGCCGGGTAGTCAGTGGTCTCCGTGTTCGCAGAAGCCAGCCAGCCATCTTGGAACACTGTCTCCTGAGGGTAGTAGGTTGCGCCGTTCACATAGGGCAGCAGCTTGGTCCGGTAGCTGAACTCATTGGCTGCCTCGGCGTCATTAACCTGTGGGACAGCTCGTTTAAACGTGACGTAAGTAGCGGGGGTGTCAGCCAGCTCAAGGTACTGGGTGATTGGAATGCCTCCACCTCCGACGCCACCAGTGCCCTGAGGGTAGATGATGAACGCCTCTCCCGGAACCCAGTCGTTCTTGCCCTTTTCGAGCACGAGGTATCCCAGCAGGACAGATGCGCCCAGTATCGCAGGCACCACTGTTGCTGACGCTATGGAGGCTGCTGCCTCCGTCCCAGAGGCAAAGACCTCCTGCCCCCAGAGTATCCAGAAGTTGTCCCTCTGGTCCCGATAGACCTGTTGTACTGTGGCGCGATTGGCGCTCCCCGGCACACCGCCCACGGTGCCAGCGTTGTCATAGAGGCTGGGGTCCACTGTGCTGATAAGTGCGCCCACATCCGTGAAGTCCCGGTTGACATAGCGGAACTGTATGCCTGTAGTCTGGGGTATGGCCTCACGGTGCGGGTTCTTCTTGTCGACGTGCCAGTTGCGGTTTAGCTCCCAGATCGTGCCCGCCTCCTGATCGAGTGTAAACGTTGTCCCCTCGGTCATAGCTCCACCATCGATGATGAAGCTTGGGCCGATCACCCGGCGCATGAACTCTATCGTGGTGTGCGCTGTGTTGTTAATCACGTTAGGTGAGGATATCTCGCCCCATGTGTCGCCGTTGTGCAGTGCCACCCCGAGGAAGATGTTGTCCCTCCGGGAGACCTCGTCCGGGGCTGTAGCGTACTGCTGTAGTGCCCCGGCGCTGTCGATCTGGAACCAGACCACACTGCCAGCCACAGCAGGGGCAGCAGTGATAGGCTCATTGATCTGCGCCCACGAGACCGGCACAACAACAGGGGTCGCCCCCGGCGTGGTGTACGAGTCCATGATCACCCCGTTACCAGCGATGACCTCTATGTCGTTGATGCCCGGACCTATGTTCAGCTCACCCCCGTCGATGAGGCCTGTAGGCCAAGACTCACTACGAGGCACATACGAGCCGCTGATGGCGCCTGACTCCCACCTTTGACCTATGGCATCCCATATCAGTCCGTCGCCGTCTACGGGCAGTGGGGCGACCACATCAGTATGGCTGTCGATGTCATGGAGCTGGGGGTGGTGATCATCAGGCCCGATATTGGTATGGCTGTTGTGATCCGCTATGTGATCGAGCAGGTCCTGCGGTGTGCTCCCGGTGTTGTTGACAATGTCGATGGCAGCATTGAGCTTCTGCCTGACATCGTATCCCGGCTCAAGGTTGAAGATGTGTTCAATTGGCATCTGACCAGCCTCCTGTTGGTGAAGGTGAATCAAGCCACCCGTCTATTGGTGCTGGTGTTGCTCCCCAGCCATTCGCTACATCAGGCGTATCTGCCCACAGGGGCACAGGGAAGTCTCGCCACACTGCCGGGGCATCAATCCAGACACCGACATCACGCCAGAATGCTGTGCGCAATATCCAGTTGCTGATGTCAGGCTGGTAGCCCGGTATCTGATCTGCTGTGTCCTGCCATGTCACCGCTGATACCCAGCCCTGCGATTAGGTCGAGAGCTCTGCCGCATCCCGAATTTGCGCAGCCTGAGACTGGAGCCACTGCTCTCTGCCTCCTCACCTGTGCCGTTTACACGTTGCGATGCAGCGGAGTATAGCTGTGCCATGTCACCCATGCGAGCCGTATCCTTGAGAAACTGGTACGAATGCAGCGCGGCGCCATAGACGTAGACATCCGGGAACTCAGTCAGCAGCCAGTTGGTTGTGTCGGTGTCGTTCAGGTCTGGAATCTTCTGGTAATACTCCAGCTCGAACTGCATCTCAGCGCTGGGCACAGGGTATATCTCGAAGGCGTTCTCTGAGTGCCGGTAGAAGCGCGGCTCTGAGTCCGTGTAGGTCTGTCGGTCTCGCCACTGCTGCATGACCTTGCGGGACAACATCTCCAGTGGGCGGCCTCCTACGAGCTGTAGGCGTATGGTCTCCACCCAGTCAGTGGGCAGGGCGAAGTAGCGTTCCTGTTGCGTGATCTGCGCCCGGTTCTCCATGCGCCAGTGCCTGATGTCCCTGCTGATCTGTGACTCGGCAAGGTTGATGTGACTCTTGATCTGCTCGGTCAGGTCCCGCCTGTTCAGCATGTCAGCGATGTAGGACTGCAACGTTGCGTAGCTATTGATATCCATTATGCAATTCCTTTAAGGTTGCGCCGGATTGGTTTGCCCCAGCCTGTTGTGCGTCGGTAGCCCACTGCTCGATAGCGGAAGGCGTCGGCGGCATGAGAGCACCAGTCGTGAAGCGGCCTATTATGCCATGCTTGGGTCTTGTCGTTGTACTCTCTCCGATACTGGCGCAGGCAGTCAAGACCCTTGGCTGTCTTCTCCTCATCGAACCAACAGCGGTTGATGAGTGCCCGGGCTGCTTGGATGCCATCGTCTACCCCTACCATTCCACACACCGTGATGTGCTTCAGGCCCAGTGTGCCGAGGACCTCGAGCCTGCTCTTGCCGGTGCCCAGCTCTCTGACCTTAACGTCATGCGGCAGGATGTGGTTGTCGTAGATGTAGGGCTTGTCTTGCAGGACCTTGACGTAGTGGTCGAGCGCCACCCCATCGTTCTCGTAGTAGTCGATCACCCGGACCTCTTGGCCTACCTGCTGGGTGAACCAGATGGCTGTGCTGTCTCCCATGCCAAGGTCCCACGATGTAGTCACTGCCATGGCTGTGTCATAGGGCACCTTGCCAATGCGCTTCTCTTCCTTTGCCTTGCGGAGCTCATCGATGTAGTAGGCACCCTCAGCGTACTCGAGGTAGGCGCCTTCCCAGATGTGTTCGTATGTGTCTGGCCGTTTAACCATGTCGTTGAGTCTGTCGGCTTCCAGCACTGCCGGGAACCATGGATTGTCCCGGAAGTTCATGGTGATGATCCTCATGTCATCAGAGGGATTCTTGATGAACCTGTTGTCCGTTGCACTGGCCTTGACCTCAGGGTTCCAGCTCACCCATATCTCTGAGTTGTCCTCTCTCACCGTGGGGATCAGGATGCGCCATGCCGACTCTGGCACAGCCTCAGCCTCATCGACCCAGCACAGCAGCAGACGAGCCTTGGACTTGATTGAGTTGAGGTTCCGACGCAGCCCGGTGAAGACGTATTCAATGCGACCATCCTTGGACCGGATATACTTCTCACCGATCTCGTAGTAGTCCAGCAGGAATGGATGCTCTTGGATCGCCATCTTGACCTCGGTCAGGGATGACTCGTCGATGCTGTTCAGGTGTTCTCTGGCACACAGTATCTGACCCTGCCTGCCTTCATTGCCGTAGATGTAGCCCTTGACCGCTGTCATCAGGGCGAAGCCTCTGGTCTTGCCTGAGCCCCTGCCTCCCTTGGCACCCCTGAAGCGATACTCCCCGTCGAACAGCCCCACCATCTTGGGCGGGAGCCTTACCTCTTCAAAGGTATCAAGCTCAGCAGCTAGACTCATGCCTACACACCCTCTGTGGCGTCCTGTGTGCCCTTCTGAGGGGTTTTAGCATCCTTTTGATCCACTGGTACTGCTATCAGCCTGATGGTTCTAGGGGGCGTCATAGAGCCATCGCTGCTGGAGATGTCGATGTCCATATGCTTGAGCTTTGGAACGATGTAGGGTGCGACCTTCTCCATGGCTGCAATAGCTATCTCCCGGTCATGAGACTTCCTGCTCTTGTCTGCCGCTATGTGCAGCTCATTGGCATGGTGCGCCATGATAGCCACTGGATCGAAGTCATCGCCCAGCCTGAGCGTCAAAGCCTTGAGCATAGCCTGCCTCGTCAATCCACCTGAGCCCTTGGGTCTTCCGCCAGCCATATCCTTTACTCCATACCATATTGATTGCGTTTGAAATTAATTCCAGCTCTTGAACTGATTATCCCCACGATCCAACATGGCTCTATACTCAGTCCGATAGTGATCACTAATCATTTTTCGGGTGCTGGCGTTATTCTTGATTCTACCGCTGTGTTTAACCGCAAGCAAGGCTGCTCTTTCAGGCCACTGGCTGGCTATCCATTCAGTGAACAGTAGTGGGTGCTGTCCAAAGCGGTCATGACATCCACGGCACAGAGCCAATGCATTAGGCTTACACCATCTGGTTGAAAAGGATGCCCTGCCATAAATATGGGCGCAGTCTGTTGCTGGCTTGTGGCAGTGCTGGCACTCATTGTTCGCTGCCTCCCGGATACACTTGCTGAACCAGTCATCCGCTGCCCACCTCTTGATCCCACCACTTGCCCTCCAGCTCATGG